TCTCCAGTATAGCGTTGAAATCCTGTTTCTGTTGTTCCAACAGTTTGGCCTGTGACTCTATGCCTTTTTCAAGTTCGATCTGGTTGGCCTTGAGTGTGGCGTTGTCTGCTCTCAGTTTGAATATGTAGGTGGCACCACCGGCCAGTCCTGTGAGCATTATAATGATCATTACCATTTTTATAGATGAAAACATAAAGATATTTATTGCTGGAATTTTGGTATATTAAATAATGGAAATGAAATATTTGATTACAGGCTCGTCTGGGTTTATTGGTAAACACCTGACTAAGACAATCATACAAAATGACAGCAATTTTGTCTACGGAATAGATCGAAAATCATCCGATATCACAAACACAAACTACAAACACATAGCAGTGGACCTTAAAGATGACATAGAGTATCCAGAAGTTGATGTTGTGATACACCTAGCCGCATACAATGGCACAAAATTTTTCTACAGCAAGCCGTTAGAAGTCATTAATGATAATATTATACCTACATTAAAACTGATAGAGCACTACAAAACAAAGAGTTCTTTGTTTGTCTATGCCGGCACTCCGGAGTCTGTGGCAGGAGCAACCGATTTTGCTAAATTGCCATTGCCTAGCAAAGAGGATTATCCAATAATAATCGAGGATGTCATGAACCCTCGATGGAGTTATGCCAACAGCAAGACTTTATCCGAGCAGGCGGTTATACACTCGGGCATGGATTATATGATAATACGTTATCACAATGTATATGGAGAAGGACAAATAGATCATTTCATACCAGATTTTATTTCGAGAGCAAAACAAAACAAATTTGTTTTACATGGGCATGACAACACCAGGTCATTTATGTATATAGACGATGCCATAAAAGTTACTTTGTCTCTAATGAAAGAGCGAAATGCCAAGAATCAAATAATAAATGTTGGGTCTGACGAGGAGGTGACAATCAAGGAAGTAGCAAAGATAATACTGAACAAAATGAACCTAGATGCCGAGATAGAATTTTTTCCGGCACCAGAGGGCAGTGTTAGTCGTAGACAACCTGACACACAAAAAATGAAAAAAATTTTACCGGATCTAGAGTTGACTTCGGTCGAACAAGGCATAGAAAAATTACTGAAATGAAATTGGGCATATTGGGTTTAGGCATCGTAGGCAAGGCAAACAGAGATGGCTTTTTGTCTTTAGGACATGAGGTTGTTGGAATAGACCTACAAAACATTAACAAGTTCGACACATTGTTTGACACAGACATAATTTTTATCTGTCTGCCCACTAACGGGAAAAAAGACCTAGATAACATAGAGAAATATATCAATAGGCTATCTCAAAATTACAAAGGAGTAGTTGTGATAAGATCCACAGTGCCTCCGGGATTCACAGATAAAGTCAAAAAAATATACACCGATTTAAAAATTTGCATGTCACCGGAATTTTTAAAAGAAAGATCTTCGCTTAATGATTTCATGAATGAAATGAATCTTTTGGTCATAGGAACCAAAGACAAAGAGATCTTCGATGTAGTAAAACAAGCACACAAACATCTGCCACAAAAAGTCAACATGACCTCCGAGACCGAGGCAGAATTAATAAAATATTATGCTAACGTATTCGCAGGTGTCAGGGTCGTGTTCGCCAACATCATGTTTGAAATATGTCAAAAATTCAATGTAGATTATCATGTTGTCAAACAATCGTACGTGGACACAAAAAACGTCACAGACAAATACTTGGACGTGAATGATAATCTCAGAGGATATGATGGAAAATGCATACCTAAAGACATAGAACAAATCATAAAAACCATGAAAGAAAAAGACATCAATTTCTCCATGATAGAAACTATAAAAAAAGACAACGACAAGTTGAAAAAAACAGTCAAGCCGGGATCGAGAAAAAGATATGATTAGAGGTAAAATAGATGTTACTTGGACCAAAGATGATTATGAGTCATTGACGTTTAAAAAACATCCAAATCCATACAGGGGGTTTGTTTCCGATGCCGGAGAATCCTCGCAATTAAAAATCACACTAGATGTTTGTTATGATATTCCAAAAAACATTTCTGCTTGTTTAAAAATTTTCCATTTAAGAAATATGTCTTGCCAAATACAAAGATATGCACCGGGAACCTATTTGCCATTTCATAGAGACACCTACAACACATATAGAAAATACAACACGGTTACTCCCAACGACAACATCGTGAGAATTATTGTGTCACTGCACGATAGCAATCCTGGTCAACAATTATGGATAGATGAAGTTTTTTGTCAAGGACATGCCGGCGAATACTTTGGTTGGAAAAATGATTGCCAGCACATGGCCGCAAACCTCAGTGCATCATTTAGATATAACTTACAGATAACAGGAATTGAGTCTAGGCAATAAGTCCAGGCTTGTAAACAGTCTTGCCATTTTCTTTCATGGCAGTAAGGCTTTGCTTTCTGTTGCCTTCTGATTTGTAACTGACGTGTACCCAACCCGAATCAGGTATGCCCGGAGTGTAGAATTCTAATATCAATTGGTCAAAATCTAGTTCGTCTTGGATGTATTTGGCTACATCATAATTCGGAGTGCCTGGACATTCTATGTCTGCGGCTTCACCTTTGCAGTGTTGTGATGTTGCCGATCCACCGATCGCTTTGTTCAGTTCGGCACCTCTGTATCCTGAATTAATTACGGTAGGTCCAAACTTGTCTCGGACTTTCTGGACCACATTTTCGAACAGTGCTGTGGCACTGGTTAGATGTTCTTCGCCCGGAGTATTGTCGATGCCCATTCTCAAAGCAGTTTGGCTTTTTGTGAATTCTTGTAGTGAAAAATTTTTACTTAATCTTGTCATTTGTTTACTCTCCTTACCATTTGTGCTTACTTATAATTGCACTGTTTCCGTCCTTTGTGAAAATGAATTTGTTCTCGTTTGTCTTGGTGATATGATATGGACCAAAAAACTTGGTCAAGAACATGCATTCTGCCATGCTGTCTTGATCTATTTTGAAAGCCTTCTGTTCTTTCAATATCATTTGTGTGTTACCATATGAGTGTAATTCAAATTTCAACCTTTCTTTGTGGCCGGCCTTGATTACCTCAATTATATTGTTTTCCAGTTTGAATTCCATTAGTTCGAATTTATCGAAGAAACTGTGTACCTCGCCCAACTTCAATTCGTTTATTTTTCTCTTGTATGCTATAGGTGTCAACGGTAGGACACTAGAAATGTTTTTCACTGACGCTTCGAATGGTACTGGTCTTTTGTGATAGGTAAACTCGAATACTTCAATATTGGTCAACTTTTTAAGATCATCTAAAAAGTCGGTGATATGTCTGTCTATACCTTCTTCTCTTGGAAATTCTATGAACACTCTGTATTTGCCATCTTCTAACGTGCCCGGGGTTGCATCTGCATCAAGCACTTTTTTGTAACCTTTTTCTGCGAACCTTTCTAGATCTTTGGCGGCTTCCGGTGATGAAGCGGTAAAAGCCAACACCATCACGTCTTGGTCATCACCCATTTTTGATTTGAATTGATCTACTGAAAATCTTTTTTCAATAGTGCCTTCGAGATCACCTTCTCTCAAGCCTTCGTTAATCTTGATCATTTATTTCTTCACCTGCTGGTTCAAAATTCTTTTGTTCAGTCTCTAAATCTTTTCCGTGTTTGAAACTGCCTATCAATGTTTTAGGCATTCTTATTTCTACCACCCAGATATCGTGTCCGTCAATTTTTGCCTTGACAGTGCCGGGTCTGTAATCTTCTGGTCCTTTTATTTCTCTAGGTTTGAACAAAACATCTTTTTTATATGTAACTTTGCAACCTTTGTCAAGCAGTCTTTTTCCACCACTTGGATCAGGCATGTTATCGGCTGGCCACATGAATGAGCATGTAACAAAATGTCTTGAATCATTAGGGCCGGATAATAACTCTCCGTCTTCCCAATTTTTGAACACATACACATCTAATTCATCTATGACTCTTTCGAAATCCTTAAGCGTGTCGAGGCTTGGACTGAGGGCATATAGATTTTTTGTGTTACGGATTATGTCTAATACATCATGCATTGTCCTATATTTATGTTGCAAAACTGAGTTGTGATATATGCAGTTATAATTCAACTGGTAATACATTAAATACTTTTGAATGTCTATTACACAAAGACAACCAAACTCAAATCCTCACACAACACTACAGGAGCCTTATGTTATCATATCACAGCCTACAACTGCGACCTTTATTCCAACGAAAATTATGGAAACAAATGCGGAAAAAAAGAGTGTACGACAAACGTGTAAAAATGTACATGATGAATCAAGAATGGCTGAAGATAAGAAAGCAAAAAGACAGACGTAGACGTCGTGTGCTTATGAAAATTTGGAAGGCCAAAAGACTGGCTTTCATGCGTAAGCAGTATGCGGCTTGATTAACTGTTTTCGAATTCCAGCATTACATCTTGGTACCATTTGGAATAATGCTTGTATATGTTTTCATACGGAATGTTGATGCCTTCCGTGTTGGGCAAGGTGCACTTCAACACCTCTTTATTGACCATGTCAAGCACCACCATGGCGCTGGCCACTTTTCCCGATCCTAATTTCTTTTTACTGAATTCTACAAGTTCGTCAAATTTTCCACCTGGTCTGAATCTGTAAGTCACTATCATGAATCTTTTCTTTTGGTGCTTACTGCCCATTGTGTATCCTCGCCAGTTTGATCATTGTGGCCGCCAAATTTATTTCTGGATCAGCAACAAAAGAGTGATCCACCAATCCTTGTTTGATTGCCAATATGGCCTTGTCCTGTCCTTCGTCTTCCTTTGAAATCAAATCCAAGTTGTCATACAGCCATCTAAATATCTCTTCTACTTCTTCTGGTCTTGCCTGTGAGCAGACAAGTTTTCTTGCCTCTAGTATTTTTCCTTGTTTAAACAGTTCCACCATTTGTAATCTGTAGTCCGCTTGTCCTTTGTCGGATTTGTCAGGAGCATACAACTGGCCATCTCTGGAATTCATCTGAACAAGATTTATGCATTTTCTCATGTCTGGATAAGTGGCCTTGACATATGTGTCTATCAATTCTATGTTGGGATCAACTTTTTCCGCGATCAGTATCTCTGCCACCCTTGCTGTGAACTCATTCTTGTCCAGTGTCTCGATATGGAAACCTTGGCATCTTGAATGAAGTGCTGGTATGACTCTGTTGGGATAGTTACAGGTCAAAACAAATCTCGCTGACGTGTGATACATCTCCATCACACCACGCAGTGCGGCCTGTCCGTTGGGAGTGATGTAATCTGCTTCATCCAACAGTACATATTTGAAAGCACCAAATGGCATTATCTGTACAAAGTTGATTATTTTGTCTCTCACTGTGTCCACGGAGTTTTCTCTTGATGCGTTTATTTCCAACACATCATAAGGGTCAACTTTCAATTCCTCGAATAACACTTTTGCTAATGTGGTCTTTCCTGTGCCCGGAGCACCCGAGAACAGCAAATGTGGAATAGCACCATCTTTCAACCATCCTTGAATCTGTTGCCTCTGATTCTCATCTCTGACAACATATTCTTTGAGTGATTTTGGTCTATATTTTTCTACCCAGAGTTCTTTCATAGTTAAATATTTTAGCAAATTTTGTTTTAAAGATCAACATGTATAATTTAAAAAGCCTAAAAAGAATCACAATAGAATCCACTTCGTTTTGTAACGCTAGATGCCCGCAGTGTGATCGTTTTGACAAGTTCAATAAAACTATTGTACCACTAAAGCACCTGGATTGTCAATGGTTAGAAAAAAATTTAAATCCTGGATTGTTACCAGCACTACAAGAAGTTGTGCTGGAAGGCAACTGCGGAGATGTTCTCAGTCACAGAGATCCTGAAAGTTTTTTGAGGCTGTACAAGGGTGTGGAAAAAATACGCATCGTTACCAATGGGTCTATCAGGAACGAAAAGTTTTTTGAGAACCTGGCCACCTACAAAAACCTAGAAATAACTTTTTCAGTAGATGGAATGCAGGACACAAACAGCATGTACAGGCAGAACACAGACTTCGACAAGATAATGAACAATGCCCGTGCCTTTATTGGCAAGGGAGGAAAAGCAGTATGGAAATTCATAGTGTTCAAACACAACGAACATCAAATTGATCAGGCGAGAAACCTATCCAGGTCATATAATTTTGCTGGATTCGAGACCCAACACAGCGACAGAAGTTGGTATCATGGAAAGAAATGGCCGGTTTTCAATGATGGCAGATACGTTTTTGATCTCGAACCCAGTGAAAAATTTGTAGACATTGACTCATTCAACAATGATCAAGAAAAATTATCAGAGACAATTACAAATTATTACAAGAGCAGGAAAATAAGTGAATGTCCTCTGGCGCTCAAAAAAGAAATTTTCATAGACTACAATGGTTATGTTTTGCCATGTTGTATACTGTCCAATGATTTTTGGCAACAGACATACAATACCAAATTCCTAAAAAAGTATTTGCCTGATCCTGGCGTGATATCTATCAAACAATTCAACATCGAACAGATATTCGATTCAGAATTCTATACAAAGACTCTTAAAGAGAGTTTCAGTACAAAACCTATGCCCAAGTGTTTGCTGTATTGTTCATCAGAGATATAATTTTTGAAACTCCGAATTTGACAGATTGTGCGTAGCAGTCAAGATCCATCTGCAGATCTCTTTTTCTTCTTTGGCAGATTCTATATCAATGTTCATTAACTTTTTAAAGTTCCTTACAGCATAAGGATACCAGTCATCACTGATCTCCTTCAAGTCCTGCTTGGAAAACAATTCGACCAACTGCCTTTGTAGTATGTCTATTTTGTTGTAATTTTGCTGATCTAATGGAATGTCGTCCCATATGGTCCATTGAATGTAATCAGGAATGATGATTCCCATGTCTTGAAATTTTTTCATTGACCCTTCGCCGCCAGCGATCACTGGCACGTGGCCATAAAGTATGGTGTTCAAAGATTTTTCACTGTGAAAGGCGCTGTGATTGGTTGCGTATGTCTCGACCAGTATGTTGAAAAGGCAGTCATACACGGGTGCCGCTTTCTTGAGCCTTCCGTTGTTGTCTATCGGAATGTTCGCACCTTCAAAATTGTTAAAGGGTATCAGATTCCTGTGCTTGGATTCTATTTGCTCTGATTCGTGATTTTGATCATGGTTAGTGATGTCTCTGTTATGACGTTGTGAGAATGCCAAATAGGAAACTTTGTTGGTTTTTTCATATTGATTGTCTATTATCCAATCGAACATCCTGCTACGAAAATAGTCATTGCGTCCAAGAACTGAGCAGAACCAGTGTTTCCTTTCTTTTTGAATTACGCTTGCCTTTCGTTGACCTTCGTGCGTCAGTCCAAACTTTGGAGCAAAATATTTGCGTGGCCAGACCTGGCAATTGTTCACGTGAGACAAACTGTAATGGTCGAATCTACCATGGTCTATTATCATGAATTGTTTATCCTTGTTATCATCACAAATTCTGATCATCATGTCTGTGTTTTGTTTTTTTGTTTCCGTGAAATCACAACCGTGAAATAGGCTTTCGTTTTGATAAACAATGTTGTATTTTTTTTCGAACTTGTAACCCAGTTCTATAATGTCTTTCAAAACATGGAACGTTATCATGTTTTTTTCTTTAACGTCTTTGTATTTTTCCGTGCCTTTGGTGTATATGGGATGATCAAAAATTATGTGTTCGATGTTTTCTGCTAGGATTTCTCTGAAACTATTCATTGCCCGGCAGTGAAGTCATCTGCCTCATGCCACCGGTGTTGATGTAACCGGCCTGCCTGTTGTTGAAGTCAGGTTCGTCGTCTGAGACCAGCAGGATGTCATTCTCGTCTATCATTCTCACTTCCAGTTCAACGTCGTTCTTCTTGACCTTGAGTGCCCTTGACCATCTGCCGTGTGCCACCATTACCCACTGTCCCACGTGTACGTCATCTTGATCCTTGCCAGTTGCGTACACTTTGGCCCATCGTGGGTGTATGCCCGCTTCTGTGCCGTCGTCATCCATGAGTATAATTCCACCTTTTGTTTTTGTTGCTCCAAACTGCATGTCTGAAACCAACACTCTTTTTTTCAGTGGTGTGATGTCGTGGTCAACGGTGTATTGCTTTCCACCATGTGATCCGAATCCCTTTGATTGTAAGTCTTCTATCTGTCCCATATTGGACTATGTTAGCAGATTTATTCTAATCCGTCAAGTGCGGCGTCAATGCCTTTTTTCGTGGAGGTGCTTGTTTTGTTGATTGGAGTTTTGGCTACAGTCTTTTTTTCTACCACAGTGGGGTTCATTGTCTGAACTTGTTCTACCTTGATTTGTGGTATCGGTTCTTGCTTTTTGTATTGTGCTTTCTTGACAGGTGTGTCCTGTGCGACACCTCTGGGAGTTTGGTAATAATCTTTCATTATTTGTTCTTTAGGCTTGACAATTTTTCCACCTGGACCGAGTATGTCTCCTCTGGCATTGACATTCATGTTGCCCACTGCCTGAATACTTTCGTTTTGGGCACGTAACTTATCTATGTCGATAGTTCTGCCCTGCATGGTTCTGTACATTCTTTTTCTTGCTGTTGGTCTTACCATTTGCTTACTCCTTTATGCTTTTACTTATCATCTCAGAAATTCGGTGATATCCAATTTGTACAAAAGCGGATTGATCTTGTGTACTCCTATCAGGAACAAACAGAAACTTGCGACCGAACTTCCTCTTCCAACCCCCCACACAATATCATTGGCTCTCATTGTGTCAACGAAATAGATCAAGAACTGCAGAACCTGGACAAATTCTTTTTCTCTGAATTTGGACATTTCCGATGACACCCTGTCTTTTTCTATCTGGTTCTGGCATTTGTCTAAAAGCCACTGTTCCACATCTATCGTTTCGTACTGGGCCGGCATGAACCAACTCTGTGTGTTTGCTTTGTCAAACTCCTGTAACGGTATGTGATTCTTGGGTTCAGGAATCACTGGTGGGAGATCCACTCCTAGTTCCTTCAACGCATTCATGTATTTCTCGGTGTTGTCTAAATGTATATTGGAAATATCAAGATCGGGATTCTGATAAATCAGTTCCAACAGATCGCTCTCTGTGTAAACACAGTCACCATAATCATTTATTTTTGTCTTTGCCACCATCTAAAACCTTTGGGTCGAATTTAAGTATTTTAGCATGATCATGGTCATCATTTCTATCTGTTTTTTTGGTAACTTCCTGTCTGGGCTCCCATGTGAAATTACCAGTGAAAATTCCTTTTGACATCTCCATGTCCTGGGTTGCCGTGTCTGCTCTCAGCCACCATGGATCAAAGTTTTCATATTTTTTACTAAACCAGTCAGTCACATCCAACAGGTTAAGTTCCATGCCATCTTTTGTCACAGAATAGGTGATACTATCACCTTGGTAACTGCTGAGTTCCAGTTTGTCGACAAAAATTTTGCCCTCTAGCACAGCGTTTGCTTTGGTAAAACAAACAGCGGCCATGATTTGATCATATGGTTCTCGTGGTAATTCTATGAACCTATTGCTGGTAGTAGTTTTTAAAATGTTGTATAATTCAGAAAATTTGTAGGCGATAATGGTGTTGCCCATTATGTGACTGAATAATAATTTTAATCTTTCAAAATATCTTGTTTGCTCTTTTAGATCTGGTGTGGTCGGTATGATATGTAGATTGAGGTTGTAGGTGTTGTTGAACAGTTCGTCATCTACTATTATTATGGATCTGAATTTGGTTTTCCAACTAAATGATCTTTGTGTCATCAAATTAGTTATTACTCGATGTTTATCAATTCACCAAGATCTGGTTCGTTCCTGTTTTTTTTAAAATTGTCTTGCCAATTTTTTATTCTTCTGTTTCTGAGTTCGGTCCTGTATGATTGAAGTGCCGCATCTAGTTGTACCAACAGTGATGGGTTCCTGCTGAATCTTATTGCGGAGGTTTTTTTCTTTGTGAGTTCTTGTATTCTTTTTGAAATGTCTTCGTCGGACAGGTTTCCGAGTTCTTCTTGTAAAGGATGAAAGTACATCACTACCTCCTATTAGACGTAGTTGTTTCCTAATTGATGCATCAACACAGTTGTACCAGCGTCAGGAGTCATGAATTCGTATAGATATCTTCCCGAAGTGGGCACAGTTATTGTGTTCGACGAACCGTCACCGCCGTCCACGTTGCCTGATACCAACACCGCACTAGGTATAGTGATGGTGTGAGCAGTTGACGCCACTGAGATGTCTAAAATAATTCTTCCCAGTGTTGCTGTGGCAGGAAAATTTGTAAAAGCCAGTGTGATTGCTCCGGTTGTTGTCGCTGTTTGGTAATGTCCGTTTTCATGATTCAATGTGGTCGAACCTGTGACATTTCCCAACGCATAAACTGTTTCAGATGTATCTTTGAGTGTTGCTCTGATTACCAGATTGTCGGCAAAATTATTACTTGCGTTTAGGTTGGCCTTGTTATCCTGCAGTGCCTCGATCTCAGTTTTTGCTTGTGTGAAATTGTTTGCTGTTGCTGTGAAGTTATCTCTGAAACCTTGAGAGGAATTGTCCTGTCCTGCTATAGGGAAGGTTCCATCTATGTTTCCTGGTACTATATTACTTGCCATGTTATTCTTTTAATTTCCTTTTAAATGCTAGATATTTATCACCTAAACGCTCTACTCTAATTTTGCTAGTTGATGATGGTGCATTTGTGAAATTTATTGTGGTTTTATTGTTCACGCTGTCATGTGTAAGGTTGAATTCGGGTTCGTAATCAGCACTTCTCAACTGCGAGTCAGCACTCAAATATGATGGATCCAGTTTGTTGTCTGCTGTGACTTGATTACCATACATCAATACATTGGCATTTTCTCTGACTTTAAGTTCTTCTTCGTGTACTATTTCATTCAACGTGAATGCTGTTGTGCTACCATCCGGACTTAACGTACCTGTGTCTATTTTTTCTATGTCAGTTCTGTATCTTTCAATTTCAAAATCTATATTTTTGTAATCCAGACCTTTGTCTAGCATTCGTCTTCTTACGAAAGCAGATTTTCCCGGTTTACAGTATGCTAGAATTATGGCTGGTTTGTATCCAATCGGCACTCCTGAACTATCTTGTGATGTTCTCATCCATAAAGGCAGGTGCACGTATTCTCGTTGTCCCAAAGTTTTCATACGAGATCTCATATTGGCTACAGCGTTTGGAAAGATTTTTGTAAACGCTCCTAAATCAGCACTCAAAGGATTGGCGTATCTTATTTTTGAACCTGCTATGCTGAAACTCAATCCTGTGTTGGTCGTAACATTGTAAATGTTATAGTCGGCAGTTATTCTTGTGGCATCTGCCAATGGTCCTATGATAGGTTTGTATATTTGTTCTCTTAGATCTATACTGCTGGAAATTGCCTCACCCAGATTATTTTCAAGATTGTCTTTCATTTCAATGTAAACAACCTCATACACTGTGTTACCATTTTGTTTTGCCACAGCAGTCTTGATGTCTCCAAAATAAATCTTTTTGGGTTCGTGATTTTGTTCCATTTGTTCTTGCAGAACTTTTGCTGTTTGATGTTCAATTCCTGATAGCAACAACATTTCGGGATTATTTGGCATGCCAAAATTGGAATCTTCTGATCTAAAAATATTTTCTTCGTTGTTGATATTTGGATCTTGGGCCAGTTGATAGAACAGATTTCTGTCTGTTTGATTTATGAGACCCGATGCGTAAAAATTTCCATATTCTTTTCCATACGGCAACGAAACAGTCAATGAGAATTCCTTGGTCGTTGCCTGTGATTGATATTGGTCACTGACCTGGACCGTGAATGTGTATTTCCTATCAAAACTTAATGTATTGGTGTCAAAAGTGATCAGGTTAAGATCCACTGTTGTGAATTCTGTAAGGTCCACTTTGCCTATGATATTTCCTTGTTCAGAAAGCGATAATCCTGTTGGTAGACTTCCTTGTGTGATAGAATAAGTCAATACCCTGTTTGATTCTACTGACTCTGCCTTGATCGCGGACAGAGATGGCATGTCTGCTCTGATGGTGCCGAGGTCTGTTGCTGTGGTGAAAGTGATTCCGACATCTAACTCTCCTATAACTGTCATGGTAAAAGTTTTGTCGGATCTCACAGTGACACCATTGTAAGGTTGTCGTGATGCTCTGATTGTGAAAGTGTGCTCCACTTCTATTGCGGCTTGTGATGGAAGGGTTCCGGAAATTTCTCCGGTGTTCACATCTATGCTTAGACCTGTTGGTAGACTGCCAGAAACGATGGAATACTCCAGATCTCCTTGTAGAGGATCGAAATCCACAACATCTATTTTTATCACAACGTTGTTGTCATGACGGAATGATCCCAGTGCTGAATCTGTCTCAAACACAGGTCTTCTATTTCCTGACAGACTCATCAGCAATGGATATCCATCAAAGACTGTACCGTCTACGGTGATTCTGTCATTGTCTATTTTCCAAAAATCTGCTGTGTATACAAAAATGCTGTTGACCTGGGTCACAGTGGAGGACCCATCCGACACCCTGACTATGAATTCGAAATTTTTAGAACGTGACTTGGAAAAAGTTGTGGGGTCATATGGCACATCGTCGTAGGCATAGGTGTTGTCATAACCGCCTATGTCTCCGTATCTTTCGTCATCCGTCAATCTCACAGTGCCCGAGACCAATCCCGAAGTTGACATAGAGATTCCCGGAGGCAATTCGCCTTTCACAATGTCATAGACCAGCGTCTGTCCTGTGGCGGTGTCTGTGTCTGTGGCCTGTATTTGGAATTCTATGAACGAACCATCCAAAACCCATTTGTTGCCAACCCTGCTTGAATCGGAAAGATCCAATGCTCCTGCCGGTGTTGTGAAACTTGGATCGTCAGCACCCTGTATCTGTAACTTGAATGATCTATCTGCTATGGTAGTTCCATCTGAAGCACGAACTACGAACTCGAAAAGAGAACGTGTCGCAACTTCAAATGGAGTTCCTTGCAGTAAACCTGTGGAAGTAAGTCTGATACCGGGAGGTAGGGTTCCTGCGATCTTGGAGTAAGTCAAACTGGCAGAGTCGCCCGTGTTCGCTTCCAACTGCTTGGAATAAAAATCACGTTCATTTATAATGCCTAGCGAACCCGCTGGCGATGTCCATGTGACGTTTGCCATTATAACTTACTTCCAATGGTATTTATTAATTTTTAAGGGTTATTAATTAGCGTAATAAGGTATTTTGAATGTTGTGGCACCCAATTTTATTTTAAGGTAACCAGTCGGTGTTGCTGGAAGAGCCGATGCACCACCCGCCGCACCCACAGTCGCTTCTGTCTGTGCGTTTTCTATTGCTATTGTTCCTGTGCCGTTTGTTCTCAAAGTGATGTCGTCGTTTGTGGTCACTGCCACAATCTCTGCACCTGAACCCATCTGTATCTCACTACCAACTGCTATGTCTGTGGCGGCCAACTCGTTTGTTACTGCTACCACGTTACCACCAAGAGTGATTGATCCTGTTCCGTCTGGAGTGATATTGATAGCACCATTGCTGTTTGTAGATGATATTGTGTTTCCGTTGATGTCGATGTTGTCCACACTCAATGAACCAGTGATGTCAACATCTTGGTTGTTAGGAAAACTAACAGCGGAATTAATAATGATTGTACCCGTGCCGTTTGCTGATATTTCCAAGTCGGCATTTGATGCATTTGTAGTGATAGCATTGTCTTTCAATCTAACATAATCAACATTCAAAGTGCCTGTTATCGTTTGGGTACCTGCTGTCGTGATGTCGTCAGTTACCAGTGTTCCTGTGATGTCAGCACCTCCGGCCGAAACAGTCAATGCTCCTGAACTTGTCAATGTGCCGGTTACATTTGTATTAGCCTGTGCTTCGATTGTGCCAGTACCACCTGGATTCAAGTTTAAATTAGCATTTGAACTTGTTGTGATATCTGTGTCGTTCAAAGTTAAATTGTCCACAGTGACCGAACCAGTCATTGTGGCACCGTTGATAGTTGGTGACGTTAATGTTTTATTTGTAAGAGTCTGAGATCCTGTCAATGTTGCCACTGTGGAGTCTATAGAATAGGTAACTGTGTTGTTGGTAGCACTCGAAGTAAGTCCTGTACCACCTGAAAACTGCATAACTTCTGAATCTAGGTCTATGGAATTTGTTGTTGAGTCGTCCGCTGTAAAATCTAAATCTTGTGCTGTTACCTGTGAATCAACATATGCTTTGATTGATTGTTGGGTTGCCAGTGCTGTGGCAGAATTAGATCCCATCGCATCTTCGTCTAGAACTGCTGTGACTGTGGCACCTGACGCCAGGGTCAATGATGTAGCCAGCGTTGCCGCACCTGTCACATTTAAGGTTCCTGTTGTTTGGATGTTTTCTGCTATAGTGATCTGTGTTGAATCATCTGAACTTATTGTGGTTCCGTTTATTTTGATAGAACCCAAATTGATATTGCCTGTTCCGTTTTGTACAATCGTGATGTCACCATTGGTTACACCTGTGACAATGCTGTTACCGTTAACATCTAGATTTGCGTCCAGTGTGTTGAGGTTGTTGTCACTACCATATAGTTCTACGAAATTGTCATTGATCTTGTCAAAGGCTGTTCTTAACGGATCACCAGTTCCATCGTTAGCGGTAGTTCCTATGTTGATTACTTGTCTTGCCATCGCAGTTATTTATCAGGATTTTTATAAACCGAACGTAATCTATAGGTCAATAGAAACTTTGTGGAATTTAAAGACAGTGCTGTCACTTGATATGGGTGTGGCCAATAGCCTAACATTGGCGCCTGAAATGTCAGCGTCAAATGTGGCCAGGCTTCCTGTGTAGTTTGTCACACTGCCTGAGGTGGAAACATAGGCAGTCGTGCCGTCGTGCACCACGTTCGCTTCCAATATCTCGTATCTGCTGTTAGTGGAATCCGTTATTTGTATGTAATATTTCACACTCCTGTATGAGGCCAAGGCAAAGGTGTCTATCGCGGTCTGTGTAGATGTTGACAGTGTGGCCGAATTATCAGTGATATCTGAATGGTTCAATGTCAGTCCCGCTGACGCAAAACTTAAATTTCCGGAACCGTCTGTCCTTAAAAATTCTCCCGACGCTCCATCACTTGTAGGAAACTTCAATCCATTAATGGACACTGTTCCTGTTCCACTCGCTGACAATTCAAGGTCGGCGTTGGAAACATTGGTGGTTACTGTGTTGTCTTTCACAGAGATAGAGTCCATAACAATAGATCCTGTTCCTGATGCACCCAACACAAGATCGCTATTTGTTTGAGTGGTTGTGATCACATTGTCCGTGATGTTTATGTTGCTATCTATGGTGAGATTTGTGGCAGTCACTGATCCCGTACCACTTGGTATCAGGTTGATGTCATCGTTTGATCTATTGGCAGAGATATTGTTTCCACTTATCGTGATGCCCGAATCAACGGCGGTCTCGTTGTACAATTCCGCAAAATTGTTATTGACCTTGATCATTGCTGATCTAAGGGTATCGCCTGTGCCGTCGTTAGCGTTTGATCCTATGCTTATTATTTCTCTCGCCATTATATTGTCCTTAAAATCCTAACAAATTTTATCACACAGTTGTCATCACTGATTGGTGTTGCCTGCAATTCAACATTACCACCTGAAACGTTCGCAGAAAAAATCAGCAGACCCGAGCCATAATTTGAGACACTGCCTTGTGTGCTGACGTAAGCGGTTGAACCATCATGAATTATGTTGGCCTCAACAATTTCATAACGCGAATTTGTTGAATCGGTGATACTCAAAAAATATTTTGCCAGTCGATAAGTCGACAAATCAAATGTATCTATGTTAGCGGTTGTGCTTGAATTTAATGTGGTGGTTCCGTCTGATATTTCCGTGCTGTCTAAAACCAACGATGCCGGTGAAAATGAAAGTGTGCCGCTTCCGTTGGTCGATATCAACGAACTAGATGATCCATCCGCAGTCGGAAAACTGAATCCTGCTATCATAACCGTGCCTGAGCCGTTGGCCGTCAACTCTATATCATCATTTGACGTGAAGGTAGAAACAGTGTTGTCTTTGAAGGCAACTCTTGACATTATCACAGATCCGGTTCCACTGGCGTTTAGACCCATGTCACTATTTGATAAGGTCGCTGTTATGTTGTTGTCCCTGATGTCGATGTTTTTGTCAACAACAAGATTATTAAATTTGACACCTCCTGTGCCACTGGCTAGCAAGTTTATGTCAGCGTTTGATAAATTTGAAATTATGTTGTTGCCGTCGAAATCTATTTGTGTGTCCGCCGCTGTTTCGTTGTATAATTCTTCAAAATTGTTGTTGATTTTTTGACCGGCTATTCTGAAAGTGTCACCCGTTCCATCATTGGCAACTATTCCTACGTTCAATACTTGTCTTGTCATTACGCCACCTTCAATGTGCCACTATCATTGTACAGTTGACCTGTGGCCAGACCGGCCGCCGATGTTGGAAGGTTGGCCATTATGACTTTTTGTGTCAATATCTCAACTGCACCTGTGCCGTTGGCATCAATTTGTAAATTGGAATTTGATGTGTTTGTGGTAATCTTGTTGTCAGCGATGGTCATTTGTCCCAAAACAATATTGCCTGTGCCGTTGGCTGTTATTGTTATGTCGGAGTTTGTGCCTATAGATGTGATCGCTGAACTGTCTATTTTCAATTGATCGATTTCTATAGAACCTGTTCCGTTTGGTTGAATTCTTAAATCACCGTTTGTGAAAGGAGTGGTCAATAGTCCACCCAACCCTGCGTTGGCCACACTGGTATATAATTCCGTGAAATTCAAATTGCACTTGTTGAAAGCACCCCTTACGGAGTCTCCCGTTGCTGAATTTCCTGTTGTTCCTAGGTCTATTGTTAATCTGGCCATATTAAAATCACTAGTATTTATTAAATATTAGCATACTGTTATGTTCCTGCAGACACTTAAAACCATCCGGTTATACGAACGACAAAGCAAACTTGGCACATATCACACATTCAAGCGTAGAAACACTGTGTATGTTTTCAAGTGCGATTGTTGTGGGGTCACGTTCCTGAGGCCCAGGGCAAAAGTTGATCCGGCACGAGCAACCAATGATTTCAAACATGTCTGTTCGTTTTGTGACAGCAAAAAATATGCTCAACGGATCGGTGTCAAAATGAGGAAAATTTATAGCATGGATGCCAGCAGTGAAAAGGCCATAGGACTCTATGAGTAACAGTTCCTAAAAACGTTGCCATTCTATTTTATCTCTGTCATTTGAACACCAACGCATCAAATCAGCATAGGTGCCGGCCCTGACATTTCCTGGGGCGTATGCAAAGTATTTTGGCAACATATAATTGCCTTGTAGATATTCTTTCCTGTTGAAAAAATAAAAATTTGTGTCGGGAAATCTTCTCATGGTTTGTGTGAGGTGGAAAAGCCATTCATATTTTAGATAGGCTTTCATGTTCATTCTTTTGGGATAGTTGTCTGTTTCCTTGTACATGTTATTTTGAATCCTGCTCTGTAGGCCATCCGTTTGAGCCCATTGCCTTGCTCCTAGGATATCAAATGCCAGGATGCAGATATTCTTGTAACCACTTTCCGCCGCATGTAACACCGCGGAACAACCGGATCCGATCGATTTTGTGAAATCCCTTGTTGAATATGATTGTCTTTTCATGTCTCCGCCTTGCCATGTCCTGTAAATTTTAAGACCTTCGGGCAGGTCCCCGGGTTGATCGGAAGGATTAATGTAATCCCATTTGCTGACATCATCGGGTCCTATCAATTCTAAGTTGGGTTTTGTTTCTTTGTCGTGAATATTATGCTTGATCTCATCAAACATGTCTGCATTGACTGCCACTATCCTGTCGCAAATTTTGGCCCAATCTCTATAGATGGCATTGCACCCGTAGACGGTTCCATTGTCGGGCAAGATTTCTAGGTTGCCAAAAATTTTTCGTGATTCACCGTTGCCTATTACGAATGCGGTTTCCGTCATACTCCAAAGGATTCACCACATCCACATCCTGAAGATGCGTTGGGATTGGATATTTCAAATTGAGATCCAAAGACCTCTTCTTTCCAGTCGATTATGGTGCCCGCCACATACATCAGGCTTAAACTGTCGACTCCAAATTTACCATTGGGCCATTCTGTCAACACATCATCTTTCTCTAAATCTTCTTTGTTGTCATACCATCCCCAGTCATATTTAAAACCGGCACATCCGCCTCCCAGCACACTCAGTTTGACCGCATATTTGTCGGGGTGTTTAGACAGCAATTTCTCTATCTGCTTCTTGGCAGGTTCAGTGATTGTAAACCATTTTGTCATTTGTTCTCCGTGATGCTTTTAAGTTTTGACATCCAAAATTTAGTCGCGTCTATCTTTTTCTCAAAACTCATGAAAGCATTCTGCTCTTCGTAATTATGCAGTGTGGGATCATATAGATCCGTGGATTGGAACCACCATCCCCATTTCCCCGAACAGTTTTTCTCGCACCATTCGATACAGTCTGCCGGCACCCCCTCGTTCATCATGTCTATGTTGAACTTGAATTTTTTTTGGTATCCACATGTGGTTCTTTCGATCATATTTTATTTTAACAGGATGAAAATGGTTTTTCAAGACTATTCAGATAGCACAATTACACCACAGGCCAATCTATCACCCGCGTTACCAGTTTTCAATGATTCAGCATCACCACCCTTGCCCAGGTCGTCTTTGTCCGAGTGGACGACTATAGATCTACCAACAACTGATCTTTCTCCCAATAGATCCACTCTCTTGGCAACGATCTGGCCTTTGGCCATTCCGTTTTCATCCGCTGTGATGTTCCCTAGATCCCCAACGTGTCCTTTTTCTAGATCTCCGTGGTCGACGTCGTCTGGATTGTAATGTCCTCCTGCCGATTCACAACCTTTGCTTAGGTCACCAAATTCGTGTATGTGGAACCCGTGTTCTCCCTGTTGCAGTCCGGAAATATTGTACATCATTAATGTGGGTGTGCCTGACTTCTGCATCATAACCACACTGCCTTTTACTTTTTCGCTGTGTGAGAGTTGGCAGACTGCTCTTGCTTCTGATTCGTTTTCGTTTATTCTATTGATAGATTCGCATTGGCACGCAGACGCTTTTGTTCTTGGACAACGATCAAATTCTTTGAACTTCATTTTGGGTATTTAGCCACTGTTGATGAAGTTGTTCTGCGGCCATGTTCTTGCCTTTGGCCTCGGACTGTATGTCAAAGTGTTCGGCAAAACTCAATGCCCATTCGTTTGTTTTATGATTGGGGAATAGATCTGAATGTGCTCTCAGTTTCTGTTTCTTTGCTCCACGAGCCAGTAAATCTTTCATGTCATGCATTTGATTGTGCATCTCTTCCGGCTTGAGGCCTGCCATAGCCAATGCTTCATCTCGGAAATATGAGTAGTGCATAGTGGGTCTAACACCACGCCAACTGTCTATGACCCTCTTGACTCTGTCGTCGTTGGCCTGTATGTATTCTTCTGCTCTTATCAAATGATGGTGTATGTCCATTACCAACGCCACGTGTTTATCAAGTTCGAGGCTGGCGTCGAGACCCCAACTCATTTCGTCGTTCTCTATCGTGATCAAATTCCTTGCCTCTGTTGACAGTCTGGGCAGTATGTCTATGATTCCTTGTGGACCTCTCCTGCCGGAGATGTGTACATTTATCTTGCAACCATCCTGGAATGATTTGCCAAAACCCATCCATCTTGCCATGTCAACGTGATATTCAAATTCCAATATGCTTCTCTCACGTATGTCTTCGGATTCCGATGACAGCACACAAAATTGTCCTGGATGGAAACTGACTTTGACGTCGTGTTTCCTTGACGCCTCGCCCACCGGGGCAAATATCTTGGCAAGGTGATCCTGTATGTGTCGCTGTTGCCACCAGTCTATCCAGTTCTTCTCTGTGTAACCTTGGAGCATCTCAGATCCAAGTCTCACCATCCTACGCTCGGGAGGCAGTGTGGCCACCCTTTCTATCATTCTAACAGCGGCCGCGGCATTGTGATTCATTATGTCCCACTGTCGCTGTTCAGCATCTTCAGGATGTTCTCTCAACCAACGCATTGTGGTTGACCTGCCATTGAGATCTCTGTCCTTGGCGTTGACTTTCATTCCGCCAAATTCGGACTTGTCGTTGAGCCATTTACAACAGAAACCTATACGCATAATATAAAGTTTAACAGATTATCGCCAATTGTCAATCACGAATTGATCGCCACAATTGAACGGTTTTGGTTCGCCATGAAACACCGCTACCTTGTTGTCTTCGGTAATAGTGGGTGGATGTTGGAAAACTTTCTTGGCTCCCTTGACTATCTTGGTGTCCTTCCTGCCAATCATTTCCCATTTGTAACTTCGGATCCATTCATCAGGCCAATGTGTAATGTCGTTCTTGGCACGCTTTGTGATCCAATCCTGGTCTCCATGGTTGTTTCCCATTATGACATGAGGATTATTTTGAAATTCATTCCAAAGGTAATCTAACTTTCCGGTTTCCCATCTCATCACTGACG